ATGAGTTCAACCACGCAGTCAACAAGTGGCACTGGAAGAACGCGAGCGCGAGACACGACTGGACGCGTTACAACGACATCCTCATCCACCAAGTCTACGAGAACGCCAACCTGACGCCCTACGCTGCACGCGACCACTACTACGCTGACTGCAAGCGACAGTGGGCCGATGCATTCAAGAGCGATCCCGCTGACGCCGATTTAGCAACCGACCCCAGCGGTGACCAAGCGCCAGACAATTCGCTCTAAAACAAACTCGGGGGCGGTATCAAGCTGCCCCCCCTCTTAACCCATTTCCCAAGGAGGGAGATGTATGAAACCCACAACCGTTACTCTAACCGTGCTCGGTGTCCTCGCGCTGGCCCTCGGCGCCTGCTCCACCATTCAAGGCGTCGAAAACCAACCTGCCGAACACCGGAAAGCCGTCGTCGCTTCCGGCTATTCACTCTCCGGCTGTCAGGAAAACCTCGACCAACAGGCCGGTGGTCATGTCGAGATGAGCTACCACACCGATCAGATCGCGATGAGTGTGCTCAATCTCGGGATCGTCCCGCCCTACTACTGCCAAGGCGTCATCACTGATCCGATCAGCATTTCCCAGGGAGGGAACAAATGATCGCGGCACTAATCGCAGTCCCGGCTCAACTCTGCGTTGCGAGCGTGTTCGTTGGACTCGCATTGTGGTTGGTCTTCTGGACCTTCAACAACCATCGCTAGACAACCGCCCGAGCGTGGGAGAAATCCTGCGCTCGGGTAACCCCAACATCATATTCACGGGATTGATTTGCTGCACAAGTGTCGATTAGAGCTACGAAACTCAAGCGGGGAATTAAATACATGGCTGTAGAGCGTGGACAGGTTCTGGAGATCGCGTTGGAACAGTTCAGACACTACCAAAATCGCGTTGTCTTTTACTTGACGGCAGGATTCGTCGTCGGTTTCGTCATAGGGCTAGGAGCCGCCTGGTCGCTGATGCACCTCTACCTTGAGTAGCACCGAGGGCCTCCTAGCCAACGCATGACATCTTGTGCGTGATGTGGCAGCGATGGCAGACGTACTTCTGGCAACGCGGGCAGATGCGCGCCGTAGGGCTATTACACTCGATGCACTTTTTCACCTGGCGATTCTTCTTCACTCGACTAGGCTGGCGGCGGGGGCACGGACGGCTCTGGAACCGGCTGGCTCTTGGCAACAATCGAATCCTTCGATTTCGATCCCGTCGATGACCCGAGAAAAAATCCCCAGCTCGCAGTAAATCCAACGACGAAAGTTTGCAAAATCGTAGACTTGGCGGCGGGGTCCATGTTCACCGTCCAGAACGCAAAGATGACAATCAGCGCGAAAAACTGCCACATGATAGTCAAAGCAATAATCATGACTGGCTCTTTTAAAGTTTGACCCAAAGTCTTTTCGGGCATCCTAGTCTCCTTTTGGTGGTGGCCGACCACCCGCCATGAGCGCCAGCAAGATGGCAATGATATTTTCGATCAAACCCTTCACCGTCTCGATAAGCCCGCTACTGGAAGCAGCGCACCCACCGCTCACGCGACAGACAATCGAGACAACGATAAATCCGCTAAACACGAGCACCACCACGAACGCAAACAATATGAACGCGCAACTGCGGATGTCGATGTCACGCGGCAGTTGCATACTCACGGACGCTCATGGGCCTGAAGGAGGAGGTCGCTCAACCTCGGCCCCTGGACGATAGGGCGCGAATGTCCTGATGCGCTCGATTGGCACCTTGCCGCGATCGCGCAGCTCGACATAGCGCTTGCTCGGGGGCCGGTCCAGGAAGCGGTCCACAAAGCGCTCGCCAGTATCCAGCACAATCAGCACCCGCTTGTTACGATAGGTGGCCGTGTGCAGCCCGTTCGGTCTCTTCTTCATCACCACACATCGGGCGGAATGCCCTGGGTTGAATGCTGCTGCAACTGCTGACTCATCAGAATCGCCATCTCACGCATGACTAAGGCGCGAAACCGCTGCGCGCTCTCCATGTCGCCGAGTACCGCTTCGCACAACCGCGCCGCCGCCTCGCTGCGAATCAGTGCCTCGGCCTGCGTGGTCCAGAAGTTCACATCGGTTGCCGAGCGCGGCAGCGCCGGAGCGGTCGTGTAGGAAAGCGTGACCGGGTAGAAACCGACTGGATAGGGCCAGAAGTATATCTGCTGCTGGAACCAAGCCCACCAGGTTGGATAGGTGGTCGGCGGCGAGTACCTAATCACGTCATACTCGCGCAGTTGCAGATAGGTAATCTTGGTCATCCCGATGCGCATATTGCCCGCCCACGTAACCTCCACCAGGCGTGGTGCTACGTAATCGATGGGCGGCACATACTGATTCTGGAAGGGCACCGTTGACAGTTGCGTCCAGATGCCCGGTCGCCACGACGCGACCGTAGCCCACAGGCAGCCACCGTCCACCGTGGTGCCAACCGAGGTCGGGTTGAATACCGGGGGCGAAGCCTGCACCGCTGGTGCATAGAGTATTGGCGTGAAGACCGGGCGCGTCGCTCCTGCGGTCCCAGCAATCAGATTGACGAACACGTACTGATTGCTATCGCTGGCAACGTCGGTGATGGTCGCGCCCTGCGGATAAATCAGGTTTGGCGTCCCCGCTGCGGGGGGCGCGGCATTGCCCCAATAGGGCACGGCGCTATTGTCGGATTCGGAAAAGAAGAAGGGCTTACGCTGGAAATACCTGATCGCATCCTGGATATAGGTCGGCGCGAACTGCGACAAGTCGGGGCGGTTCAGATCGTCCAGGAGCCGCGTCTGCATCGTCCCGAAGTTGCGTTGGTCGGCCTGTATCAGCGACCACTCTTGCGCCATAGCTCACCGCAAAAAGAAGCGGGGCTTGGCTCCCCTGAAATCCGCCAGGGCCTTTGCCGCGCACCGGAGGCTTAACCCACTGCGCCGCATATCCCAGCTTCCTTCAGGGGACCACGCCCCGCACTCGTTACTAAGTTCCTCTACTTACCGCTCTTGAGCGTGGTCATCCCTGCCGGGTTAGGTTCGCCAGGAGCTGGCCCCCCCATGATCCCGCTGCCCGATTCAGAGTTGGAGGTGGACTGCATATCTCCCGACTGGAGATGAATAGCCATTACCTCGTCCAGGTCGTAGTAGAGATTGTTGGTATCCGGCTGCTCACCGCTCTCAGTCTCATTGCTCGGAGATGGGTAACGCAGACCCTTTTTGTCAGCCATATTATTTCCCCTGATTCTTGGTTTTGTACGTCTCGCTGCATCCCCACCCGGCATCCATTACCGTGTCGGTCGCGTCAGTAACCCGCACCTTCCGCATCGGCTGGTAACTATCCTTGTCCTCCACGAGTGTGGAGGGATCGTCATCCTCGGGATGGTAGTGCGGACTCGGCGGTGCTACCGGCAGCGGCCTGACCTGCCGATCGCGCTGGAGCTTGTCAGATTCATCCATCGCCCTAGACCGATGCGAACAGGATCACAAAGTTGATGGTGACCGGACCAACCGCCGAGCCGCCCGCTGCCGCCGCTGCCAGCAGCAACTGCTGCGCGGTGTTGTAGACCGTGCCGAGCGATCCACGCACGTTGAAGTCCGCTGTGCTGAGTAGGCCCCCGGCCTGCCCCCTATTGCTGGCGGTCACGTAGTTAACCGGCGTGCCCTGATTGTCCCGCAGGGTCAGCGTTATGGTGGTGCCGAGGATGGGCAGATCAATCGCGACGCTGGCGATATAAGTGCCCGGCGAGATGTTGCACAGCGGGATGGTGTCATTGAGTGCCAGCGTGGTCGCCGCAGGAATCACCACCTGACCGAGCGCGGCCAGCGGGTAGACGCCCTGCTTGCCGGGAGTATTGGTCGCTATCAGATTGCTATTGTAGGTTGCCATTTATTCCACCACCTCCCGCCTACTGCGCATTGGCTGCGCCGGAGCCGAGCGTGTCGATGTCGATGCCCCAGGTGTCGATGCACTGAACTCCGAAATCAACCCCGTTAAATTGCGCCTTAAGAAGCCCCCATATGGAAGACACGCCTATTCCGAGCTGGCGTCCGAAATCTCTTAGTTCCTCAAGCCATAAAAATTTTTGCGTTTCCCCACTGGCGCGACCGAAGGCGAGCATCGCGGCCTGCGCCCCGCAAAATAGTGCGCGCTTGGTTGAGGCCACTGCGGTTCCGGCATTAGCCACCGCATTAGTGATACGGGCGTTCTCATGCATCAGCGTACCATGGTAGGCTCCCACAGCCTGCCAGAACAGGGGGTTATCCCCGACATCACCACCAGTCATGGCCGCTTTTTGAATATCGAGCCACTGACCAGTCGAAGTATTCTTTCTCATGTCCGTCACCTGGGACGGATGCATGATCAATATATAGAGGCTCCGACCCCCAACCTTAACAGGCCGAATGCCGCTAGTCAGCGCTTTCGCTCTGAGTACCGCCGTATCGATCATGGTAATGTCGAAGGTATTGGTACTGGCCAGCGTGGCGGCGTCAGTGACGGTCGCAGGCAGAATCTGCCGGGTAGTAGCTACCGGCGCTTGCAGGCCGGTGTAGCGCGTGTCGCTCTGCGGTATATAGCCCGCGAGCTGGTTGGGCGCCGAGTGATCGACGCGAGCCGCGTACCAGTCGCCGAGGCGGTTCCGCCCCGTGCGCCGCATATCGAACAGCACCCGCTGGTTGCTTATCGGGCCGACCAGGAGCGTGGCGTGGGCCAGCTCGTGGATATAGAGCTGTTGCCCGTAAGTAGTCGGCGCCTCCTCGCTGCCGGTCAGGGTCGCGAGGTCGAGCACGCCAGGCGCCGAGAGCAGATTGCTGATGCCGTAGGTAACCGCATCGCCCGAGTGCTTCTGAAGATCATCGAGAATCTGGACCATGCCGGTGTCCTCTTTCGAGGCCATCCGTAGGAACCAGGTCTCCTGCATGAATTGGGCGAGCATTAGCTTCGCCCATCGCTTATTGGTCAGTGGATCATTGGTTGTATATTCCCATCCGGCCACCGGCGCATCCTCCAAAGAAGGTTTTAGCTTCCCGAGAGTTAACGCCGTCGAGGGAATATGCGGCGAGACTGGCTATAGCCAGTGCGCAGTTTAACGTCCTGCGAGACGATACAAACGCGACATTAAATCCTATGCCACGTCATAGTCAAGAGGGGCTATTTCTTGGTTGCGCCTGACGCCGACTTCGGCGGGTCTTTGAGCCGTTCGTTTTCCGCCTTCAGCTCGGTGATCTGCTTCTGTAACCCGGCGATGGTCTGCGCCGAGGTCATGGTCACTGCGTTGCAGGCAATCTGATTCAGCTGACCGGCCACCCGCTGAACCTCGGGAGAGTCCATTGCCGGTGGTTGCTGCGCCCATGCTGCGAGAGTTGCGGTCGATACCACCACGGTCAATACCACCACCCCAATTACCAAGAACCTCATCCTAAGCCTCCATGGTGCGGCAGCATCCCGAGCACCGCCAACACCAACAAGACTACCCCCACGAGGCCGATTATCAAGCGTGTGGTGCCGACTCCACCCACAGGCGGAACCGGGATGTTAAAGACTACCCACACAATGGCGAAGATCGTGAATAGGTATTCCATAGAAATCACCTCTTATGGCTCGGTGATGAGGTCGCCATCGGGATGGCAGTGAAAGGAGGCGGCAGCATCAATGGCACTACCCTTGGCGTCGGCGTTGCAGTCGGTGGTGGCCACCCCGTGGGAACCCACGTCGGTGTCGGCGTTGGTGATGGACCGGGGGTCATCGTTGTCATCGGCCCTGCCGTCGCTGGAAACCACACAATAGTCGGGGTTGAAGTTGGAGTCTGCGCGAACGCCACGGCGGCGAACAAGAACCCCAGTAGTAATAGAATTGTGCTTTTCATTTAATATACGTCAGCGCAGTGATACGCGAACCACAATCCGCCACAAACAGGCCCGCCCGCATAATTGACACAACCGAACTGTATATTGTTGGCATTCTGAGCGTTGGTATAGATAACACCTGACGAGCCTGCTCCGGCGGTAGCGATGCAGGCCGGGTTCCCGTTAAAAGGCTTCGCGAAATTCAACTGGACCGGCCAAGCGCTGGCTAGAATGTACCCGAACGCGTCTCGTGATCCCGACATGAGCGAGCCATTGGTAACACTGGCGGAGCCATAATTAGCGTTGTTGGCTAGATGGACAACATTGAGCGTCCAGTTCGACCAACTAAAAGTCTGATTCCAAGCAGAGATCGTGGTTCCTCCCGGTGCCGCTCCAGTCCAGCCAATGAATCCACCGCCGGGAGTGAGGTCCAAGATTGGTGCCCCGCCGCCAGCACCCCCGTCTGTTACCCAAGCACCACTACCGGGGGATAGAGCGGCTCCGGTTATATCGATAGTCCCAAATGTACGTCCGGTAAGATAACCGTTGCCGACATTGAATCCAGTAATCCCGCTGTTTCCACCAAATATGGCAGCGTAACCGGGAACCGATAGGCCAGCGAAATTCGTACCGTTGCTTAGAAACTGCCCGAGGCCACCACCAGCATAGTTCAAGATTGAGGTCGCATTCCCTCCGTAAATACTGACGTTATGCACGCTATTTATCCACAGACCCTGCGAGGCACTAGTCCCAAACAACGCAACGTTATGCGTGGCGGCATCGGTGAAGCCAGTGTTAGTCAATTGAAAGGCGGCGTATTCCGATGCATCGTTGCTGAGGTACATAGTTTCGTTGGCGTGGGCACCCGTTGCATTATTGGTTAAATTGGTAGTGGCACCCCAATTGCCATTAGCCGTCATTTGCAACAGACCCGAAGCAGTACCACCAGCATTATTCGTTGCGTTGTTTTGTAGATTGAACAGACTAGTCCACGGTTTCGTACCGTCGGTGCCAGCGGGAACTACCATCATCCGCGCCGCCTCAAGATTGCCTAGCCAAAAATGAACCGGCGGTGCCGGAGTGATGGTCGTGTTAGTCGCGAACTCCATTCCACCCGCACCATTGCTGGCTAGTTGCAGACTGTCACCGGCAACGGCTGGACCGGAAGCAGTATAACCGCTGCTCACCATCATCAACCAACCCGAATGGACGTCGTTATTAAGATAAATTGGACCCGCACCCGCGTTTGTACCGGAAGTGGTGTTCGTGATGCTCACCACAGCTCCGTGATTACCGCTTGAGGTCGCTTGAAGCAGATTGCCCGCTGCCGTGGGCGCAGCCGCTCCGATACCGAGCGCCAACATGTTGTTGTGGCCCGCAGTCGTATAGGTGCTGCCGTCAGGGAACGTCATGGTGCCGGTAAAACTAGGCGAAGCGATAGGCGCGAATATACTGGTCAACGCTGTGCCACCGCTCTTGGTTACGGTGATAGCGCCCGCACTGTTGATGGTCGCGTCACCCGACATGGTGACTCCCGCGAACGCAGTGCCCGACTGCGCAATATCGATCTGTCCTGCCGTAGGCGCAGTGCTGGACCCTCGCCCTCCATTGGCAATGCTCAAGGGTACTGATGCAGTCGCCAAGGCACTGAACGCCACCCCGCCCGTCTTGGTGACCGTCGCGACATAACTGTTCGTACCCCCGCGAGCGTAGGTAAAATCGCCGCTCACCGTCTCCGCTTCGGAGATGTTAGCAGCTGAATATCCGGCAACCTGCGGAGGCGATCCATTGGGATAAGTGGCACCACCCGAGATACCACAAGGCCCGCCTGCATCCACCAGATTGCCGCTCGCATCGAACTTCGCGCAGTCGTTGCCAATGAGTGTGCCGCTGGTCGTTCCAAAGACAATCGTACTACCCGAGCGTGCTCCGGTAGTTGGAGCGCCACCGGCACCACCGCCAAGAACCGGCGCACTAGCACTCAGTGTCCCTGACGATTGCAGCGTCGCATTACTGCTAAAGTACAAGATGCCGCCGCTGGTTGGCCCGGTTGTCGGCAAAGCAACCGGATTCGTAGGACCGAAATGCAGGCCCGACACAGTCGCGAGGCCAGAAAGACTCACGGCTACATCTCCGCTCATTGTCTGAGGAGTGTAAGTCGTCGCAGTCTGCGCAATGAGAATCTGCCCCGCTGACGGAGCAGTACCAGAACCCAAACCGCCATTCGCTACGGATAGCGGCGTGCTCGCGGTTGCCAGCGGTCCCAGTGGAGTCCCGCCGGTCTTAGTCACCGTCAGATTTCCGTTGGTAGCGAGCACCGCGTCACCGCCCACGGTCTCGGGCGCATAGCCAGTAGCTGACTGGGCAATCAGTATCTGTGGCGCGGTGGGCGCGGCGGAATTGCCGGTTCCGCCGCTGGCAATGGCCAATGGGTTGGCCAGCGTGAGTGTCGGCGCGCTTAATACACTGCCCGTTGGCAAAGTCAGGCCAGAAGCACTCAGCGTGGCAATGCTAGTTGGAGTGAAAGTGTTACCGACCGTCAATCCGGTGTTTTCAAAGAACGATATGCCGGTACTTCCTTCAGTTATGATGTCTGCGGTAGTCGCACTCGCAAGCCAGTTAGTGCCGTTGTTGTACGCCCCGGCTGCCATGTTCATGTTGGGCGCAGTAGCGCCTGAACTTAGTGACCCGATGGGCGTGGTTGCCGATCCGAAAAACTGCTGCGTCGCTGGGCCGGTGCCGGTCAGCGTGAGCGTCGGCGTCTGTATCGTTCCCCCGCTGGCCACGGCCACCGTCCCGGTAAAGGTCGGCGACGCGAGAGTCGCAAACCCTGGACAGTTCAGCGTGTAGCTGCTCGTAGAGTTCCACACGAACGAGCAGTTGCCGCGACCACCGCTCACCGTCTGCCACTCGGGAGTGTTGTTGGAGTTGACGCCGAATACCTGCCCTGAAGCAGCTGGATTGGGAACAGGCGTCACCAGATAAGTGCCCATGATCATGTTGCCGAAAGGCGAGGTGCTCTGGTTGGGGATGATCGCGCTGAAGGGCGCACCGCAGTTGCCGAGCTGGTCACATATCGTGATCGAGTTCACCAACAGCTGCGCAAAGGTATTGGGACCAATGACTCCATTCTGATCGGTATTTATCGAGATGATCTTCCGCGCAACCGTTTGGCCGCCTGCGAGGACTTGGGTCTTGATCGAATCGAAATTGATGACGCCATTCTTGAGCGGTTGACCGCTCGCGTCCTGGACGGTGCCGGTGAGGGTACAGCTCGGCACCGACTGCGCGTGCGCTACGCCGCCAGCGAAGACCAGCAGAATTGCGAAAACAAATAGTCTCTTGAGCATCGCTCGCCTCCCCAAGAAGGCCGAAGTCTTCTCGGGTAAGACGGCGAGTGTGGTGCGGCGCTAGACATACCAAACCTTTGTCACCGGGTGATAAACCGCCAGCACCAGTGCCCCAACTGGCGGCGACACTGCGCGGCTGATGTTCCCGCCAGTGCCGAGCGCGAAGCCATTCAGCGAGATGAGCGCGAGCAGGCCATTGTAACCCGCAGGCGGCACGATGGTCGTCACGGTGACGGTTCCGGTTACGATGTGCATGAAGTTGGTCGGATGGATAGTGGCTGCCGAGGCGATGTTCGGCCCGTAGTTCTGCGCGTTGTTGTTTACCGCCTGAACCAGATTCTGGAAATACTGCTGATTGTAGTTGTTCTGCGTATCGACAATGGATTTCACGCGATCGCGAAACGAGCGGAAGTCGCGCACATCGGCGAGCGAAATGTTCGGCGGGCTATAAGACGAGACTTGGTAACTCATCGCACCCCACCTTGCCGATACTCGTAAGCAATTGCCTGCACTTCGGCAGGACCGGAAGTCTGGAGCTGAATGCGATGATAGCGGTCATACTGACGAAAATTATGCCAGGCGTCCGGTCCAAGGACCGGGGTCGGTCCCTGCGAATCGGGCTGACCCAGGACATTGGTGTGAAAGGGAATCAGGCTCTCGCCGGTCGGATACAGACCCTCGCTGTAAGTCGCACGCACACGCATCAGCTGGCTCAACCGCGAGGGACTACCCTGGTAACCAGTCTTGAGCCGCATCGCCCCCGGCGGGCCGGTCCACGTCCACAGCGAGTGATCACTCGCGAGGTAGTAGCCGCTCATGTTCCCCGGCTGGGTATTGCCAATCACCGTGTTCATCGCCAGGTAGCCGGTCGCCCATTTACCAACCCGCAGATTGTAGGCAACGTAGCGGTCGGCATCGGGTGGATTGGGTGCCTGCGTTGAACACCAGTGCCAGTAGATGGTGGCGTTCGGGTCGTCATACCAGCTGGTGGTCAGGTGGATGTTGTTCATATCGACGTTATCGAAGAAGTAACGCCGAACATTGTTAGGAATGCGGGTCGGCGTATAGCCGGTGGTCACATAGAAGTCATCGATGCCGAGAAACGCGATCGAATCCGGCAGCACACACACGCACTCTTGTCCCCAGGTGCCGGTCTCCGCAGAGATGAGCTGAAAATTCCACACGAAGGGCGCGCCGGTAAAGGTGCCAAGCCAGATGGCGTTCTTCTTGAAGACTAGCTGCGCGCGGAAAATCGGTGCCGCCGCGACAATAGGGCCGGGATAGTCATAGAGCGTGCCGGTTGCAGCCAGGGTCTGCACGTCAGGCGTCCAAGTAGTGTCATTGCCGAAGGCGCTGTTGTACCAGTTCGCACCCTGGTACATGACCACCGTGCCCGCCACCGAGAGCACCACGCTCGCGTTGGTGGGGGGCGCCCCGGTCACGCCGGGCAGGATGGCAAAGGTGCCGGTGGGGCCGCTCGCCATTATCGGCGAGAGGCCGGGGGCTACCGCGATGACATCATCATTGAACTGGGTGAAGCGAACCCGACCCGTCGCTCCATACCCGATACCGGCTTGTTGCCACGCACCGCTTACCAGCCGAAAGATGTGGCCAACGCCTGCGACCAGCACCGAGGTTGAACCATCGCCGTAGTAGGCGAGGTAGGAACCATAGACCGGCTCAGGCAGCGCAGGCGCAACCTGTACCGCCGTGTTCCGCGCCTTGTACCCTTTGGTGGTAGGGATCGCGTTATTGCAATCGAGCAGGATGCCGGGCGTATCGCTGGGCAGATCAGGCGCGAAGTCCTGAAACGGGATGCTCTGACCACTGCCCTGTTGGTAATTGCCCATTACTCATTAGTAGGGCGGAGCCTCTCCCGGCGGAGGCCCGAATGCCCCGCGTGTGCGCTTGACCCGCCCAAACGACGGCGCCGGGGTTTTGCGCATCGCCTCGGGGCCTTTGGGGCCTTTCGGCATCCCGAGTCCCTTCCCCACCCCGAACGCCTTCCCGAGCGGACTCGCCTTGGGTTTCTTGAATCCGAACTTTTTCATTTCAATAACCTCGTGAACCTCGCGTGTGCTTACCGCGTCCGACATGCACCGGAAGCTTGCTGGTCTTGGTGCCCGAGAACTCGCGCACCTTGGGGCGTCCCATTGCGGCAAACTTCTTGACTGCGGGCGATGGACTCTTGAGGTCGCCCTTCAAGTAGCTATCCGCCATCCCCGCAAGCCGCTGCTGACTCTTCGACTCCGATGGCATAAACCCTCCTATTGGCGAACTCCCTCCAGGCGCTCCAGCGCCTTGTTGATCTGGATGGCGCGCTGCGGGTCTTGGAGCGCTTCCACGAAATCGTTCTCGTCCATGTCGGCTATCTGTTGCGCCGAAAGTGCCGACCAATTGGCGTTGCTGTCATCGAGGATGGGCGCGCGAGACAGCCCCTGCGCGGCCTGGCCCTTGCGAAGCTGCGCGAGTTTTTCTTGCGAAGAGGGCGGCGCAGCGGCAGCTGCCGCCTCGGGGGTAGGCGCCGCCCCCTGATAACCCATGGTTCTGGCGGCGTCGTAGTACGCCTGCGCGGCGCTCTTGCCGTTCTGGCGCGCCGCATAGGCAACCGCGAGGGCCTCGTTATTGACGATCACCTCGGCCTGGTCGGGCGGCAGGCCGACCGACTGCCAGAAGGTGACTCGCGCCTGACGCGCGTGCTGCGCGGCCTGTTCGTAGTCGGGCTGCCGCTGCCGATAGCTATTGATGTCGTTGGTTAGCCACAGATTGAAGTCGCTTAGGTTGGCGGATTGCTGAACTTGCTGGCTGGTCTGCCCCAGGTTCTGCCGCACCTCTTGGAGGGATTGGGTGAGCTGGTCGATCTTGCGATCGCGCTCCCACAGCTGCGCCCCGTAAGGGTCGAGCGTCTCATCGGGCTTGGTAGGAATCTTGGCCTTCTCGGCATCGGTCTGTTGCTGGCGCTCAAAGTTCGCTTGCGCTTCCTGCGCCAGGCGCGAGCGCTCTTCCAGGCGCGCCCACTTCTCGCGCATCTCGGACAGCTCGCGATCCTTGCGCTTGCTCTCTTCGTTGACCTCCCGAAAGCGTTCGTAGGGAATCGCCTGCTCGGGGGTTTTCTTGGTCTTGGGCGGCTGCTGGCCGGGCTGCCCGGCGGGTAAGACCTGGGGTGGCAGCGCTTCTTCGGCGGGAGGCGCCTGCGGTGGTGACGGGGCCGCAGGCTCCGCCTCACTGGCTATAGCTTGCTGGTCCTCTTGGGTGAGGACTTCATCCTCATTGAGTAACGCCTGATTAGTCGGTGCCGCCGCTGTCGGCATAATCCCCTCCGCGCAGCTTCACTGCGCTCGGTCCTTCTTTTAGGGATTAGTGCCTGCATAGCCATCTCATTAACAGATTAGGCGGCTTCCTTCATACCACCCCAATCAAGGCGCAAACGCTCCCCTGCCCTTATACAGTCGGCAGCTTTGGTAAAGGCGCTCGGGTCATAATTCACCTGGTAGCCAGTAACCGACTCCGCCGCTTCCAGGGCATCCCCGACCGCCGCCTCCAGCGAGTCGCCATAGCCAATAGCGGCGCCGAACTCGGTCACATCGCTTGGGGACACCGCGTAGTCATGCCCGTCGATGCGGCAGTGATGATGAATCCGCACCCGATCGGGGCGACCGATTTCCAGGCCGAGGTAGTACACCGGCTTGGGATATTGCTCCTTGGCCCACTTGGTGGTCATGACTACCTGCGCGGCGTAGGCCCCCCGATACTTGGGCTTGGGCATCAGCCCGTTGGCCCCGTCCCACATCACCTCGCCGATATTCTCAATGAGCTGAGACTGAACTTCCGAAGGCGGCGAGGGAAAGCGCGCGGTAAAGTCGATGAGATACGCCTCTTCGCGGGTGAAGCGCACCTCGTTGCTCATGGGACCGCGATAGCTGATGCCCTCAAGCAGCGGCGCTATCTTGTTATGCACCTGGAGGAGCCGATCGGGCACCGCGCCCACCAGGCCGACATAGGCTTGGTCCTTTACTTCATAGCCCCACAGCGAGGGCGTCATGAGCTTACCGTCCACCACCATGGCATCGATGCCGACCTCGCACGCCTCGCCATCTTCATCCTGGATAGGCTGCTCCACGATGAACTCGCAGATGTCCTGGAACGCGCCGAGCTTGGCGGCCAGCTCATCGAGCCACGATTGAGTGGCGAAGTAGGATTGGTGGTGGAAGGTTTCCATATCGCCGCGAAAGTTGGAGAGCTTGATAAAACATTCGTCGGCGTCACGCAGAAACTCGCGAAGCTTGTCGAGTCCCTTCACCAGCATTGCCACCGAGGTGTCGAGTCCGCATTGCTCCACGATGGTGCGTAGAAACCAGCGATCGCGCTCCAGCCGCGCGCCCTTGCCGGAACCCCACACCTTCATCCCCTGGTCGCGGAGCTGCTGCTGAAGTCCGACCATGCCCACGTCGGGGAACACCACCAAGTCGGCGCGGTTTAGAGCCTCAAAGAAGTCCTCAACGCGCTCGACCCCCTCAAGTCCGTAGCCTGGCATGGCGTCGCGCGAGAGCGAAAAAGCGCGCTCCCACTGCGAGAAGTACAGAACATTGGCGAACTCGCCGACTACTGCATCCGCCAGATGCGTGTAAAAGCCCGAGAGGTCGTAGAAGAGAACAGTCTTGCGCGAGGTGTCCACTTTCAGAGGACGACGCCGACCGCGAACACGTTGCCCACTTCGATTGCCCCCGAGCCGTCGTTCTTGAAGTTCACAGCGACCGCCGGGTAAAGCAGCGTCTTTGGATCGGGTGTCACTTCCCAATTGGGCCAATCGGGAAAGTTTGCCGCGCCGCCGTCGAGGTTGTTGTCCACCGTATCCACCCGAAACATCGTCACGGTGCGCGCATCGCCGGGACCGAGTGTTTCGGAAGCGATCTGAGATTCCCACACGCCGAGGTCATGCGCGTACCCGAGATATGGAAAAATTGGTCTGGACGGGCCGTTCACGTTGACTACGCCCAACCCCACCGCGAAGCTGGCTTTGGTGTTGCCGGGGTTGCGCACCAATATCTTCACCATGCTCAGATATTGAACCCGATTGACGCCCGAGGTCGGCGGTTGGATACGAATCGGTTCGTTGCCCTTGGCTTGTGATCCCGAGGGACCATAGCCGCCACCTTTCTGACCGTTCGGGACGCGATACCCTGGGGGCCAAGGACCGGGAGCGATGCACAGCACGTCATTAAAGTTGGGCGGGATGGTGCGAAAGTAATCCTGCGGGTCGAGGTATTCAGTTGCATAGCCCGCGTGTCCACTGATCGCCGGGAAAGACTGGCTAGCGCCTGAGTGACCTGAGAGCACATCGCCGCTACCACCACTTCCGCCGTTATCTGGAATCGTCGCGGTGCCGGTAACTGTGCCGGTGATTGGTACTTCCATCATCCACCTCGGGGCTTTTTCTGGCGGCCCGTTGAAGCCGCTTCTAGTGGTTGAACCTCAACTGGCGGCGGCTCCTCCACCGGGGGCGGCTCCTCGATTGGAGGTGGCTCCTCGGGTGGAGGCGTCTCCTCCACTATCGGTGGCGCATCCGCCGTGCTCGTCCAAATCGTATATCCGCAGTGCTCACAACTCACATGAAGATGTTCAGTGGGCGGACATCCCAAGCACAGCGAATTACGCCGAATCTCCGCTGTCCGTACGAACTGGTACACACTAAGCGTACCTGCTCCGCACTTCGGACAGGTAGTATTGGGCTGGCTCTGGCCCGAGACCTCCACAGGGTTCATGTGTCCTCTCCTGTCAGCATCCGCAAAGCATTAGCCAGTCCCGGTGTTTGCGGCGGTACGCCGACTGACGGTGGGCTGGCGAGGGACGACGATGGCGGCGGGACGTTAGCTAATCCTGGCGGCGGCTGTGGGCTAGTCGCGGAAGGACTTACCTGCTTGCTGCGGATTTCCTCGCCGTCTTCTGCCCGCGCCCAATTGGCGTGTTCGCCTGCGCAGTACCAACCGCGTGCGCCAAAGCGCATCTGGTATGCACCAGGCCGTCCGCACATGACGCAGGGGTTGAGCACTTTAGGGGGCGGTGGTGGGGCCGGGGAAGACGACCCCACCACCGTGTGAAGTGGTGACCCTTCCACTCCGTTCGCGAGCAGCAGTCGGCGTAACTCTTCAAGTTTGCCTGCGACTACCTGTAAGGTCGCGACCTTGATCGCTTCCATCCCGAGCGGGCCGAGTACCTCGGCGTGCTTGCGAATGATTTTGCCCTTGCGCTCGACCTCGGCCTGCAACTTGGGCGGCGCCAGGCTCTTAATTCTTCGTTTCGGCTTTTCCGTTATGATCGCTGGTTCGCTCATCTTCCGTAGACCAGTGCAAGGACCATTGTCCTTGGTGTTCGACTACTTTCTGCGTGGTCCGCACGATCTCATCGCCGAGCGCCTCGCCCAATATCTCGCGCGCTTCCTTAAGGTCGGTGTCCGTCCACGAAACCAGCGCCAGTAGCGCTTCGCGCGCGGTGCCCCACTCGCCCTCGCCGATCTCTTCCAGGATAGTCACCTGGCTGTGCCAGTTAGGGGCGCGCCCCTTCTCGGCTCGGTAGCTAATCTCGACGTAGTATTTGCCCCACTTGAAGGTGTAGTCACCCATTATCTCCTTGACATAATCAAGGTAGGAGAGCGTGAGCGCCTCCTGGGGGTGCTCCAGCAGGTAGAGCCGATAGCCCTCCGCCCCGATGAGCCACGGCACTATCGGCACCATGCGGGCGTAGGCCCTATGCGCTGCGCAAATCTCTTTCAGCTCGTCGGTACTCATCAAACTTCTGCCGGTTTCGATACACGTGGTCGTAGAGCGCCAGGATCGTGAGGTCGTGGGTGCGTATCTGTTTAAGCCCGCTCGCCGCCTCGCCTTCGATTTCGTTCCACGGGTCTTGGACCCAAAACTCCATGCAACCGCAGTAAGCCCGAGGTGAGTCCCATGAACTCATCGGGTCTTTATCGGAATTGGCATCCCGGCAAAGGGATTGAGTATCCGTCCCCCGCGCTGGCGAATCTGCCCCACCTCCAGCTCGGCCATCTCGCGGCGCAGCAAATACCCGCAGTCCTCGCAGAGGTCGTGCTTCTCGGGTAGGCGGCCCCAAGTCTCGCCGTTACAGTTGCGGCAGCGGTATTGCTGCCAGGGCAGCTCCTTATCCTCCAGCTCCCAATCCTCGGCCTTGCGCGCGAACCAGGGCGGTTGCGGCACCACCGGGGTCTCGACTGGATTCTCAATCGTCTCGGTCAGGGTGAGCACTTCCTCCTGACCTGTGATTATTTTCTTCTTGTTGCTCATCGTTTTTCAAAGCGCGCAGGATTTCGCTGCGCATTAAATGTTGCCTGGCGTTGAGGTTGGCTTGGGTGTTTTGTGCCGGTGATGATGGTGATGATGCGTGCTACTCGACGGCGTGGGTTGCGGTGTTGCTTGGGTTCCCGTGTTGGTTTGCGCAAGCGCCACGCCGCCGAATAGCAATATCACTACGATAGTCAGTGCTTTAATCATTGCTGCCCTTGTGGTGGTGGTCCTTGGGGAGGAAATCCTTGTTGCGGTCCCTGGGGTGATCCCTGTTGCGGCATCTGCGGAAATGGCATCTGGTCCTGCGGCTGACTGGTATTACCAAGCAGCATACGGATCATTTGCATGGGATCAACCGGCGGATTGTGACGAGCATTCTCGTCCTGCTGGTGCGAGCGGGCCTGGTTGAACGAATCCATCGCCAGCTCGGCGATCTTGAACTTCTGCTCCTGGTCGATCGCGCGGGCCTGCGCCAAGGCGCGCTGCCCTTCCGCCGACATCTTCTGGATCTTGGCCTGCTGCTCCTGCGGGTCAACTTGCTTGCCACGGCCTTTCTGCGGCGGATTCGGCCCCTGCTGTTGCCCCATCTGCTGGAGCTTGGCAACCAGCTGCGCCGGAAGCGGCGAGAACTTGAGCGCTTCAAGCAGGAAGCTGCCAAACCCGAACCGCAGCAAACTCGGGATAATCGGCTGGAGGTCGTTCCACACCTGTGCCTTCAGGTTCGGGTTGTGCTTAACCGACTCATCCAGCACCAGGTCGTAGTCGAGCGGCAGGCCCTTCTTGAACAGCGGGATCGCCTGAGCATTGGCTTCGCCGCCGACTCTGATGAGCTGGCCCTGCGTCCAGAACTCGCGGATGAACTCCAACATGACGCGCGCTTCGTTACGGGTGTGACGCGCGACCGCATCGAAGAACCAGCCGATGATCGCCATCCCGCCCTGGACTCGCGACTGCGCAGTCGGTGAGGGGGTCTGGCCCTGCGCCATGCCGATGATTTCGTCGTTGATGCCCGAGGTGTAGGCAATCGCCTTGTAGGACTCGGTGAAGAACAATTGCAGATCGGTGGAAACCGTCTGCGTCTGGCGCTGGACGATCTTCTGCGCGCCGCCCGCGTTAAGCTCGATGAAGGCATCGGGCCTGCTCCACTGCTCCTTGGCATTGATCGGGTCCACGAACGCATCGGACTCATACATGACCCCGCCCTTGGCATTGGTCAGCATGAAGGTCAGCGATGAGGACATGGATTTGTTCATAGTGCGCTGCGGGTCCATCATCGGTCTGACAAACCCGTACCAGTGCTTGGCCGAGGAGTTCCAAATGCCAGTCATGCAGAGCAGCGAGAAAAAGCTGCCGGGGAGCTGGATGGGTTCCTCCAGGACCACCCCACGTGCCACAAACGCCTGCTTGTAGACCGGGCGGAGCTGGCGCACCGCCGGGGGCGCGGGCTTGCCGATGAGCCGCATCTTCAAGACCAGGCGCTTCCACGAGTCCTCATCGAGATTAGTCAGTTCCTGCGGATTGGTCGGGTCGAGGAAGCGATAGACCGGCACCATGTCACGCCACTGGTACTGGATAACCGGAATCGATTTCAGATTCTGCGTAGCCTGGCCGACTTGTGGATTAGCCTGTTCGTTCTGGCGGCTATAGTAAGGCGTCACCAGTTCGTAGCGGCCCACCCGGCGCTCTTCCCAATCATCCGGCGCGGCAGCATCGACCTTGGCCAGAATCTCCTCACCCCACAGCTTCTTAAAGGTGCGCCGTCCGATGGGACGCTGCCGGGCGCGCCACTCCGAATCCTCCAGGCACTCTTTGATGCAGTTGTGGTCCCACCACATCTCGCGCCAGGGGAGACATTCCAGGATCACCCGCCCATCGATGTCATGTTCGTAATCGGTGCGGACCTCCACCCAGCCCATCCCACCAATCGCCATATCGAGCGCGGCGCGCGAGCGTTCATCGTCGCCATTGCATAGTTCGATGGCGGCCACGCGGGATTCAGTGGCCAAGTCGCCGGTCATATCATTTTGCAGCTTGGAGTCGAGCGCGCGGGTAACAACGCGCACATCCATGCGGTTGAGCCGCTCCAGGCCGGAGATGGCGTCGAGAGTCGGCTTGATGCGATTGAACACCACCGCCGGGCGCTTAAGCTGCTCCATTTTCAGGCGATCGAGTTCTTCCCACTGGTCGCCGTTGTAGAACTTGAACGCCACTTCCGCCTCTTCGCGGTAAGCGTTCACCATTCCGGCGGCGTCGCTTATGTCGCGGTGAATCTTGAGCGCCAGCTCCTCCATCTCGTCGGACTGGTCTACGAACAGCGTGCGCTCGTCCGTATCCCGATCCGACTGCTGGCCGATCAGATTTAAGTTGAAGCCCGCTGTAGGTCCGATCGCCATTTACCCAATCATCGGTTGCAGCCACTCACGATCCTGCGAGCTGGCCATGGCGAGAAGATGTTGGCGATCGCTGGGCGACATGAAACGCAACATCCCGCGCGCGTTGATCTGATTCATCTGCGCCAGCATATTTTTGATCGCGGGCTGCGAGAGCTGCCCGGTGCGCAGCTGGCTACTGACATCCGGCGTGCCGCCTTTGCGCACGTCGCGGCTCAAGTCCATTACCGCCTCAACCTTGTCGGGCGCCTTGTTGCTCGCGACCTCCTGAGCTTGCGCGCGTTCGATGGCAGCGGTGAGACCTCTTGAATTTGGTCTGCCGCGAAGCCGACCGATCTCGTCAGAGAGACCCTCGAACCCTTCTCTAAGCGGTGACGGCAACATATCTGCCATACGTGGCGCTGGCGGTCCTGCTGGACCCGCGCCTGCTGGTCCAGCTGGTGCTGCCGGTCCCGGCATTGGCGTCGGTGTCGGTGCTGCCATAGGTGGCGGCGGTGGACCTCCAGCTCCAGGCGGTGGCGGCGGAGCTGGGCCGCCCGGCGGTGGTCCTGGTGGCGCGCCCCCTGGTGGCGGTCCACCCATGAAGCGTTGCATTTGCGGAGGTATCGGCCCTGGAGGCGCTGGCGGTCGCGGCGTAGTAGGTATTGGCGGCTGCTGAGTAATCGTCGGGGGCCGCTGCGTACTTGCCATCTTGTTCATCCAGTACCACTTGAACGCTTGCGCATTGATGGCCTTGCCCTTCTCCATCATTCGGGTACTGAATGGCTCTTGCAGGTTCTTCAGATAAGCCGCCGAGGTTTGCGGCTCTTCCAGCGCCCGCATAAAAGCCTGGCGCCGACCCTCCAGAGCATTAACCCCCGCCCCAACTCCGAGCATACCGGAGACGAATGGGGAGAGATGGCCCATCGCGGTGTAGACCAGGGATTGCAGCGCGTAGACCGGCCAGTAGTTGATCATGCGCCGAGTCAGCGGATCGGGATCTTTCACCCGTCCCGTCTGGAGCGCGAACTGCGCCGCCTCTTCGGGAGTCGTAGGCGTCTTCAGTGGAATGCGCTGGAGGGGCGTTTCCAGCGGCGCACCAAATTTCTTGCCGATTGCTTCGCGGCCCGCCTGCTGCGGCGAGGTCAGCTGCCTGGCGAACTCCTGGGCCGCCTGTTGTGGTGTCGTACCGAACAGCGCCTGTGCGCCGATTCGCGATTGCCGAATAGGATCGCCTGCGGCGGCGTCCATCGCCCGAATCGCCTGTTCACCTAGCGGACCCATCTGGCGGAGATCGCGGTAAGACATCTCCACCGCGCGGCGCGCGTCCTTAACCATCAACTCGCCCACGCCGTCCTTGAGCTGCCGGTTGTACTCCTGAGCCACCAAGGGGTTGCTTTGCAGCACCTGCTCCATGGTCAGCTCATTGGAAGTGATCTGCGCGTAGCCTTCGGGCGAGCCGAGCGGCGAATTGGGAAAGAGCGTAGACAGCACCTCGCGCTGACCTGGACCTACTATCCTGTTGACTGGATCGCCGTTGGCTATCCGGTTTTGCACCCACTGACTATAGAGATCGCGCATGGTGGTGCGCTGGCCAGTGTCGGCGCCACGATACCAGGCGTTGAAACGATCGTTCTCTCCGGTGGGACCGCGATAGTTGAAGAACTCATCGCCTATTTTGTTGACATCGCCGGTTGCGATAGTGGACTGGAGCTGGGAAGGGAACAGCTGGCCGCGAAAAACCCGATAGCGACTGTATAAGTCCTTGAGTTCGGGAACCTTGGCCGCGCCCCACCGCTCTATCACCTGGTCAACGCCATTCGCCACGCTCTTGGCCGCGTTGTAGTTGGTGCCGTCACGGGCGCTGCGCATCGCGGTCTTGGCGGCTTTCTGGAGCGCGATATATTCCTCGACCGTGGCCGGTGGCCGCGCGCCTTCGCCTTCCGCTGCCCCTGGTGCTCCCGCAGGCGGAGCCTTGATCAGGCCCTGGTCAAGCATGGACTGCGCTAGCTGCGTCTGCTGCTCGGGAGGAAGCCGATCGAAGCCATCGATCATCCCTCCCGCCTGCTTAAGAAGTTCCGGCGTTAGCCCCCCTGGCGGGGCGCTAGGCGGCGCACCTGCTGCGGGAATCCGCATCAGGTCTTTCGCTCGCGCGAACAGGCCCTTGCTGGTGTTGTTGAAGTTGAGTCCGAGGTTGGCCTCCTCGTTCTCCACGATTCCCCTAAGCGGATTGATGGTGTGTTCCTGGCCTGGCTCGGCCTCGATGGGCAAATCGACCGGCGCTTTGAGCAGAGCCTTGCCGCCGAGCAGGCGATCGCGCTCGTCCACCCACTTATCCATCGCGTCGCCGATGGGCGCGTTGATGTCGTTATGAATTTTCGAGGCGTAATCGGCCTGCGTTTGACTCGCCATCGCCGTGCGATCGAGTGGATCGCTAACCCCGAGACGCTCGCGCTGCGGACCCTGATAGCCGAGCGCCTCGGTCATCATCGCGTTCTGCGCTGCCGGGGTGTGCTCCTTGGCGAGCTGCTGCTGGAGCTTGGCGACGTTCTCAGCGCTTACATCGGTCATCGCCTGGTGATCGCGTTGAAACTGATTCTGTACCTGAGTGTACTTTTCCAGCGCCTGCTGGTGCGCCTCGATGTTTTTCTGTTCTTGCTCCCTGCTGGCCGCTAGGCTGGCCTCGCGTGCAGTGGTTTCAGCTTCGGTGGCGGCTTCCTTGAGTCGGCCTCGGCCTTCGGCGAGATCCTGATATTTCTGTTGGACAGCGCCCATGCCCAATCCGGCGCCTAGCGCTACGCCAGTACCGGCCATCGCGCCCAAGACCGGATGACCGGCCTCCGTCAATTTGCGATCGGCCAGCTCGCCCAACTTGTTCTGAACCTGAAACTGGGCCTGGGTTTTGAGTACGTCCGCTGCAATCGGCAGCAACTTCCCTGTCGCGAACACCTCGGGGTCACCACCGCCCGCCAGCGCGATGTTCTCGGCACCTGCCACCAGGGGATGAGTAATCTGCTGGGGGAATGGCGAACCCTCGGGACTGCCCGATACCATTTGGTTCCCGAAGCTAACTACATTGGGAGTGTCGGTGGTGAGCGCACCTTTGGCGCCCGGCATCGGGATGCCAGTCAAACCCTGAATAGCGGAAGCCCCGCCTCTCACGAATTGGCCGAACGAGGGCGGCTGCGTTTCAAATGCTGCGTGGGTCGGCTGTCCTTCGTACTCCTGCGCCCTGGCGGAGGCCTGCGCCTCACTGGGACGGAGCACCTTCATATCGGGAGTGATGACGTAGCCAGGATAAGTGGTCGGATCGATGCCCTTCTTGATGAGATCGCTTTGCCAGGCGTAGGGCTGGCCCTCGCCTTCACGCCAGGAGCCGGGTACGCCCAACGTGCCGTAGGGTGCTTGTGGCTTCGGCGCCGCCTGCGCGCGGCCCACATTGTATTTGCTGAAAATCTTCTGCATCCCGAACTGCTGGCTTTCCGGCGAGGCTTGCGCATACTCGGGGTCATTCGCCATCAGGGTCTTATGCGCAACTTGCAGCTTCTGACTATCGGGCAGCGGCGCGAAGTTGGGATCGGCGAATAGCTGTTCAAGTATATTTGGCATGATCAGCCGCCGTATTTAGTCGTCCAGTCAGCGCCACTCGATGGCGCGGCAGCGGGAGCAGTGCCAGGGGGAGCAGTGCCACCGCCAGTAGTACCCACTCCGCCCCAACCAGGACTGCCAGTGCCGGTAGCCAGGGGATTAGTCGTATCGCCCTTGGCATTACCCAAGTTCATCGCCCTATTCACCTCTCCCCATGCCGCCGCTTGCGCTGCGTTATCGAGTTGCTGGGCACTCGACCCGCCGAAATACGGGAAATGACTCGATGCCTTGTAGGTATTGACGAAGTTCGTGTAGGCCTTCTCGTAGACCCCCTGGTACTGAATGGGCAACTGGAGCATGAAGCGCGCAACATCTCCCGGCAGCGCCCCTGGCGGCGCAACCACCCCCTGCGACCACTGCTTGGTGGTCGGGTTGTAGAAGTCCTGGGTCTTGGGAGCCTGTTCCTGGGTAATCTCGTCGCCCTGCGGGCGCGTACCCAAGCGCGAGGTGCCCTTGCTCGGGCTGTAGAAGACTTGCGGACGCGCGCCCATCATCGTGTCTTTGCGCTCGTCCGGTGACATCTGTTGCAGAGTTTGCAGGTTAAGCCCGCCCTGCTGAACCTGCTGAATGCCTTGCTGAATCTGCGGGCCGCCCGAGGGAACCTCGTCGCCCTGCGGTTGCAGGCCCGTGCGAAACGAGTTGTTACTCGGGCTGTAGAAAGTTTGCGACCGCGCGCCCTCCGCCATCTGGACCCGATCCGACATCGGGATCGCCTGCTGAACCTGCATTTCCTGCCCGCGCTGCTGCATCTCCTGGCCGAGATTGGCGATTTGCGCGTTGTTAAGTTTTGAGCGAAGGCTGAGTTCCTGGTTGTTAGTGTAGGCACTGGTAATATCCGACATTGAGACCGGCACCGAAGAGCCTGCGACCAGCGGGGCGACCTCGGCGAAGAACCGCCCCCGATCGGTATTTGGCTCCGCTGCGGCTGCGGCAGTCAGCGACCCCGATAAGGTCTTATTGCCTTCCAGGGCAAACTGGTGTTGGACGAACTGAGTCGGCGCGAGACGCGACGCGAGTTTTTGCTCGGGCGGCAGGCCCGCGCGTTCCTTCTCCAGCTCCGCCTCCTCATCGAGCTTCTCCTGTGCGCTCTTGATGTCCAACGCGCCCTTCTGGATACCCTGCTGTTTTTCCTGGAGGGTGTACGGGAAGAGCTGCTGTTCCTGCTGCGCCTTCATCAGATTCGGCAAGTTATACATGGCCGCGACACCGCCGCGTGAGATCGCACCGCCGAGGCCCCCGAGCCTCGGTGCGCCGAGCGCGGCCAAACCGCCAGTCAGCGCGGTGCCGACCAGGGGATTACTAAGAAAATTCATCACTCCCTGTCCGAAGCCGCCCTGCTGCGGAGGAGGAGTAGGCGCTGCCTGACCCACCGGAGCTGGCGCCGTAGTTATCGGCGTCTGCGCAGCCGCACCTGGCAGTGGCGGCGTTGCACCTGGCGCCCCTGGTGGCGGCATCCCGCCGCCGCCTGGTGCCGGAGTTGTGGCGCTCGGTCCACCAATACCTAGTGACTGCCACAACTTATCACCCATGACTATCTCCGTCCCTGCAATAGCATAGCTAATTGCATTTGCTGCGGCGTCAGGTTGCTCGGGTTAATCTGTGAGAAGTTCGGCATATTGACCGGCGAGTAGTTACCTCCCGTGGGCGGAGCCGCATTCATAACCGGCACAGTAGGCACTGCCGGTGAAATCTGGAGCGCGGGCGCACCCTGCCCACCGCCAGCAGGCCGCCCGGTCGGAGGACGCGCGGGCTGCTGGCCTTGTCCACCGCTGCCGAATAATTTCGAGGCGACGCTCATTGCCGGGTCTACATATTTGAGGTATTCCGAATAGCCCTGATTTTGAGTGGCCGCATTTTGCTGGGCCTGCTGAGTCGCCTGCGTGCCAGTCGCTCCTGCCGCTACCGGCGTTGACGGTGCTATCTGACCACCGCCGCCCTGTCCTGACATGAACGCATTGGCGAGGCCGTGGGTGAGTTGCTCTGCTTGCGCTTGCGGAATCGGCGGCGCTCCAGGTGCCGGAAACGCACCCGGCGCTCCGGTGGGAGTGGGCGTCACTCCCGCCGCGACCGAGCTACCCAGCGCCCCTGGCGCGGGCGTCCCGCCACCCCAACCTCCCATCAGGCCCTTGAGCGCCCCGCCAAGGCCAGTGCCCTGAAAAGACTGACCAAGTTGCGAGCCTCCAAGGCTGGACCCCAGCGGACCCATCCCGGCGAAACCTTCGCCGAGGCCGCCGACCGCGCCACCGATGCCCGCGCCCATCGATGCGCCGCTGCTGCCACCGGCAGCCTGGCCGACTGTAGTACCAAGTCCACTAGTCATGAGTGGAACACCGAGGGCAGCTCCGCCGGGTATCATCGACAAGCCCGCGCCCGCCGCCATCTGCAAAGGCCCGGTTATATAGCCTGAGTTTTTACCGCCTATACCCATTTACTTTGCTCCTAAACCTTGAAGTGGCGTACCAGGCATATAGCTGGTGCCCGGTGCATCGTAGGCACCCATCGGCTGCGTGCCCGCCGGATTGCCGGTAATTGAGTTGGGACCGACCATGGGAGTGGGATAAGGACCGCCGGGCGCAAGCGACGAGGTAGGATTGTAGCCAGATCCGCCTTTCGCGGTGTATGGACTCGCCGTCATCATCTGCCCCGGTTGGTTTGGATTAGCAACACTTTGCTGCGTACCTTGTAGAATCTGGTTCAAGAGGTTGCTGGAGACTCCCGCTGCGCCCGAGCCAGCAGTGCTACTCTGAGTAACGCCTGGCTGGTTGGGATTGATACCAGTCGGAAATGCCATCCCGGCGTAGTTATTAAACGTAGCGGCTGGCTGGTTGGGGTTGGTGGTAAACGTGTTGGGATTGTTGGGATTCATGCCGAGCGCGTTCCAATACTGATAGGCGAGCTGGTTGGCGGGATTCAGGTAAGTAGGATTTCCGCCCGTCGTATAGGTCGGCCAGGAAGAAGTCGGCGGCGGCGGCCCTGGCGGAGCCGGATCTGGTTGATTCGTTGAGACCGGCTCCGGCGGCGGAGCTGCCAGCGGGATCGGCGCGGGTGGCGGCGGTGCCGGTGGTGGTGGCGGCAAAGGAGGTGGAGGTGGTGGAGGTGGCGGAGGTGGAGGTGGT